CCCTCGCGCTCGTCGAGGCGGGAGTCCCCGTGCATTCCGTTCTCAGCGTGGTCGGGGGTGCCCCCGCCGCCAGAACAGAAAACGCCCCGGATGCCAAACGATATGCCTATGTGGGAGCGGCCAAGGACGCCGGCCTGGACCGCTGTCACCGCTTCATCATCATATCGGATAGCGATAGCCCTGGACGGCACTTGCGGGCTGATTTGGCCATTCTGCTGGGAGCTGCCCGTTGCCACTGGATCGATCTGCCAGAAGGCATCAAGGACGTTAATGATCTGCTGATTGCGTGGGGCGTAGAAAAGACCCGCGCCTACATAAGCGAGTCAGCGAACCCGTTTCCCATCGAAGGCGTCTATCGGCTGTCTGAAATCCCCGAGCCGCCGGCCCTGATCCTGTGGCGTCCAGGGTGGGCCGAGTTCGAGAGCCGTATGCACCTCTCGCCAACGTGTCTGTCGGTGATGTCGGGCTGGCCGGGACATGGCAAAAGTCATCTGAGCCAGCAACTATGGGCGCAGATCGCTCGCCAATACGATATCCGCGTAGCGATAATGAGCATGGAGACTCGGGAAAAGCCGTTTGTCCGCCGTAATCTCCGATCCGCTTATTGGGGCAAGCTGGAGCTGGAGATGACCGATGCAGAGAAAGACGAGGCCGACGCCTGGATCGAGGAGCATTTCCTGTTTATCCATCACCCACGCAACAGCCCAGAATGGGCATGGATCGCGGACACTGTTAATGATTGTCACGCACGGTTCGGCATTTCCGCCGTGAGCATCGATCCCTTCAACATGGTCATTCCGACGTTCGATAGACGACGCCAGACCGAGACCGAGTGGATCGGCACATGCCTGGATGACTGCTCCTACATCGCCAAGGCTTGCAATTTACATCTCCAGATCGTCGCCCATCCGGCCAAGCCGTTCGGCGCTGGTGTGAGAGACCCGATCACCTATTCCAGCATCTCGGGCTCGCAGCATTGGGCCAACAAGAGCGATCAGGTTCTGTCGATCCATCGCGACAGGTTTCAAGACGACGACGGGCGACGCAACAGCGAAGCCCGGTTGATCGTCCACAAATCTCGCTACGAGGAGCTTGGGTATCCTTGCTCCATCGCCATGAAGCTCGCGCTGGATACGGGGTGCTTCAGGTGTACCGAATACGATGCGGGCGGCTGGCAGAGGCGCGCGTAGCAGCATGGCATCGGACATCCTCGGCGATGCCGCCCAGGCGATCAAGGATCGAGCCAGCCGTCACGGCGATTCCTATCTCACCCATCAGCGGATTGCTGATATGTGGTCAGCGTATCTGGGGAGATGTCTGTCCCCGACGGATGTCGTGCGAATGATGATTCTGTTGAAGATCGCGCGATCCCAGGAGGGCAACGAGGCTGACCCCGATCATGCGACCGATATGGCTGGCTACGCGGCGCTGCTCCAGAATTTGGTGCGATGAAAAAAGAGCCCGCCGGGTGAGGCGGGCTCAGATCACATCAGGGAGATGTTGTGCGCTGGGGACAAATCTAGCGCGTCGAATCTATACGCCAATCAGATCGTGCGTTCAAGCGGATTTCTTGGAAGCAAACGCGGAGCCGGTGAGTATCGCCCCGAACGCGAGATGGAATAGACCCCCGCCTTGCAGGGTGAATGGGCTGTGCTGGCCGGTGAGCTTCTTCATCAGTTCCATCTGAACCATCGGCTCTTGAGTGCTGTTGATGATGTCCATGAATACAGAGATATCTGGCCGGTTGAGCCCGTACCAGATAGGCACGAACATGAAATCATAGAAACATATCAGCAGATAGATTATGAGAGCCGTCCACCGCCACGTCATCGTGGCTTTTTCGTGGGCGGTTAGTCCTTCTTTCATCTAAATACAGGGCGGGACGCACCTGACATTATTTGTTATCAGGATAATTCCAGCCACTACGATAGCCACCAGAGTTAGGACGATAGATACCTTTATAATCAGTGACTTCTTCATTGCCTTTTCAATCCTCCGAGTTCAAGCGGCTTTCGCCTTGGGCACTGTTTCTCGGCTCACGCCACTCTTGTCTATCCGCAGCGTCTGGCCTCGATTCTCGGACCCGACGTAGCTGACGTGGACCCAGCCGCTCGACGGCTCGCCGCTGTAGTACTCCAGTATCAACTGATCGAAATCCAGATTCTCAGCGATCCAGTAGTACAGCTCTAGGTTGTCGAGCCCTGGGATTTCAATATCAGCCGCCTCACCTTTGGTGTGCTGGCTCGCGTCCTTGCTGCCGATGGCCTTATTCACCGCCAACGCTCGGAACCCGCTGCTGACGACTACCGGCCGCTCGTAATGATTGCGGATCGGCTCCAGCATAAGCTCACACAGGTCAACTAACGCCTCAAGCTGATCTGGCCCAGGATCATTGCTCAGGCCCATGCGTAGGGCCGTCTGGCTTTTTAGCATTTCATCGAGCGTGAAGTGCGCCGAGAGTCTCATTTCTTTAGAACCGCTCTTGCCTTGCTCATCGCTCGATTGCCAAACCAGAAGCTGAGAATACAGCTCAGAAGCGCCATTTCCTCGTCGCCAAACGCGCTTTCAAGGGCAGTCGGCCAATCTACACTTTGGTTGGCAATCAGCGAGTAGACCATGCCGGCCTTGACGGCTAAGAACGCCAGCATAAACAGGTATGTGATTACAGGCCGGACGCTGGCCTGGAGCCCCACCACCCAGCCACCGCGACGGGCAAGCTCGGTGTCGTGGGCGTAGAGGCCCTTGGTCTCGGCGATGTCCGCCTCGGCGTCGAGTTCTTGCAGCTTGAGGGTGGAGAGCTGGGCGGCGTACTGGGCTTTGGCCTCCAGCATCTTGAGTTCTTGTTTGTTGGCTTGGCTCTGTTTGAAGAATCCCAGCACCTCGGGAACGATGCTGGTTCCGAACCCGAGCAAACTTCCTAGCAGGGTGAGCATCACTTGCCCTTTTTACGGGAGACAACGGCGTCTGCGCCGAAGAAAGCCATGATGATGCCGGCGAGTGCGATGTAGATCATCTCGGCAGCGGGCACCTGGGCTGCCCGTTCTGGCCAAACGAAGCTCGCAAGAATCGTTGCCAAGATGGCCAGCATGGCGATGTAGGCCAGACGCCTTCTGTTCTGCTGCCACGCCAGCTTATCGGGGACGCCGATGTCGCCAGTCATGCTACCCCAGCTTCCGCAATGTCTTGGCCAGATTCGCTCTCCGCTTGGTGGTCGGGCTAAACTTGGACCCTGGCTTGCGGACTAGATTGGCGAATTGATTGGTCGTCAGGTTCTTGCCCTTGTGCGCCCGATTGTATCGATCCCGCTGGGCGGTGAAGGCCCCCGGCTTCTTGATCGCGCCTTTGATCCAATTCTTGGTTGCCATCAGAACGATCCTAGCTGGGAGAACAGCGAGCCGGGGCCGGCGATTCCATTGGACTCTCCGAATGCCGCTGCCGCCTCATTGATGTTTGTGTGATCTCCGTCAGTGCCATCCCACAGCACCTCATCCCAGGCGGCGACCCCCCACGTCGCACCAAGAGCGGCGTTGAAGTAATTCATCAGGCGCTCGTTGAACGTGCCTGTTGTGTATCCCGCATCGGCAGCCAAAGCGAGCCAGTCCCCGTTGACGTTGTAGCTCGTCCCCGCAGAATCACGACAGGTTTTCTGACGCAGCTCCTGATTGGTACTCACGGTGTAAACGTGCCCATCGAGCTGAAGTTGTCCGCACTCTGGTTGGTCGCCAATGCTTGCATGGCATCGTTGATATTGGTGTAGGAGGTGGACAGGAGGGTATTGATGTAGCTCAACATCCGCTCGTTGTACTCACCGGCCGGAGCGGATCGGGTCGTGAACAGCGCAAGCCAATCCTCGTTGTGCGTCCCGGTGGTCGAGGTGACCGCTCGGATCGCCGCTTGCCGTGCCTCTTGCGTCGTTGCCATGAGCTATGCCTTACGGAGCTTCATTCCGAAGGTTCCAGGCTTATCTGCGCCCTTCTTGACGCGCCAGCCCTTCGAGCGGAATCCCATCTCGTTACCCGCACGAATATCGAGACCGCCAGGGTATGTCTCGGCCTTCTGGATGCCGCTGTAGGCTCCCCTCTGCGCCCGCGTCATCGGGCCAGGGAAGCCCTTGCCGTTCTTAGCCATCGTCGTCCTCCTTCTCGGACAGAACTATATTCATGGAAAAGCTGCGCCTCTCGCCCTCCGACTTGAAGGGATAAACGGTGTGATACATATCGGCGGGGAAGATGAAGAAATCGCCCGGCTTCGGTCTCACCATGAAGCTGGCGCGGTTCAGGAACGTCGGGCTCCCGTGCATGAACTCGACATGGCCCTGCGCCGGGTAATGATCTTGGTCGTCTCGGTTCCACTCCTCCTCGATCCCATCCGGCATCTGAAGGTAGCCAAT